AAATATCTCCATTACATATTAAGTTAATGGATGTGGGTTATCATAGCAGATGTGGAGCATCATTAATTGATATACCTAGGTCGGCAGCAAGAAGTACAGTTTACAATGAATCAAACAATGCAAGCGAAACAGGATATGCTCAAATGTTAGCAAGGTTTGAACCACCTAATGCAGCTGGTGACTTAAATGCGTCCTTATATCAAACACATAGTGCACTTGTAGCACCGTGGGGTCAGTATCAATTTGTTGGGACATCTAAACAGAATTTAGCTTCTCCATCATTTCAATGTTTAATGATTCAAAGAGCAATGATACTTAATCAACCATTACAATTTGAATGGGCACTACCCACTAATAGACGTCAAAATTTAAGACTTGGACAATTAGCTTATAAAGTTCCTGCTAAGTTATTAAATGTCTGGCAGAGACTTGAAGGTGTTGGTGTTAACGTAATAACACAGATTCCTGAATTAGGGGTTGGTTTATGGGGTAACTCAACATTATATGAAGTACCGCCTGCAACTTATCAAGCATTAGCAAATCTTTCAACAAGATATCTTGTTAACGCTGTTGAAAATATTGCATATAAGTGTGGTATTAGTATTACATTCCAGTATAATAATGAACAAGCATATTCAGCATTTTATGCAGGCGTAACACCTACACTTGATACAATGAGAAATGTTGGAGCAATTGATGATTATTATGTAACAATGGCTGCTGATATAAATGGACTTGACCAGGTAAACGCAAATACGGTAATTGGTAAAATTTACTTAGTAATCAATGGAGTGATAAACGACATTATCATCGACTTGATTGCATTGCCGCCTGGAGTTGATTTGAATCAGTACAGGAATTAAGGCGCAGCATATCAAGTGAGTGGAATTTCAAATATATTGAAGAAATATTACAAGGATAGTATTAAATACTAATTATATCAAAAGCAGCTGACTTCTCAGCTGCTTTTTATTTGAATTCATATACAACTTGACCACAATCGTATACAGGTAACCATCCATTATGTAACATTAATTCTTCATTAGATGTACCTTTACCAAAATTTGTTTTAAACAGCTGGTCAAACCCACGTTGTCGAAGAAGATTTGCAGTTATTTTATCGTTTCCTTTTGACCACACTTCTTGAGGCGGTGTATTTCGTAAAAATTGCATACCTATTTTTGTATATACATCACCTGTGAACTTTGATAAATCACAGTATGATATAATATTCCAGAGCCCGTATTCTTTAGTAGCGAAGCTAAATAATTTACTTGCACCTCCAATTACCCTAAAACCCGGTAAGGTACATAATCTCAATAGTTCAACATCATGTGATTTACTATATCTAGATTTACCAAAAGTCATAACTTGATATAATACGCCATTTTTAACTAATCCTAGATGCAGTAACTGACCTTTGCATGTACCTTGTATATGATATTTACGTAGAAAGTCATCAGCGACCCATGAGTGCAGTTTAAATAGTTTTAATTGCCTAGCATATATTGATTTAGTAGGTATTAACATATGTATAATTTTAGATTCATCATCCCAGTCAAATATATGTATGCATCTGTATCCATGTTTATTTGCAAGTTGAGTTTTAGATAAATGGTATTCACATGGTCTCGAAATGCCCCAATGGTTAGATTTTGCAGAATGTGTGTATGTAGGATTGAGTTCCAGAAGTATATTAGTTTCTTGCAGTATAATATCATATGAACAGTTTTCAATTCTATGTTCAAATTTATATTTAATCATGTTTTGTTTTAACTTCTCTGAAAATTTGACATTCACGTCAGATATAATTTTACCTTGAGCTTCTATACATTGAGGTAGTAAACAGGCATAAGGAACATTATTGTTTTTCAAGTTGGTATTTATAGCATTGGCTTGTTGTTGAATAGAGAGGTTTTTATTTTGTAGCGCATGTTCAACACCATATCTGTCTAACATTGTTTGTTTAAACTTTTGTTGAACTTCTAGGTTCTGCATAGGATGATTGGTTCCATATTTTTCTTGACTTCTTTTTTTAAGCTTTTCTTGAGTACATTTTGAAGAGCATGTTGTTTTTGTATCATTTCGGCTTATCCAGGGAATTAATTTACCGCAAATTTCACAAGGTCTACTATGTTGTTTACTGCATATAATTCCAACACCTGTAGTAGGTATAAATTCATCACCGCAGAGTTCGCATTTTCGTTTAGGTAATTTTTTCTTTCTAAGTTCGTGTTTACATTTTCCTGAACAGCAAGGCGGTTTCCTTGAAAAGTCATTATCATACATTAGCACAGGTGTGCTGCATACAGGGCATGGTTGATAATGTTCACCATCACAATATAGTTTTTGTGGATTGTTAGTTTCAAATTCTTTTTTACAATGTTTACAAGTTTTAATCATCTATAATACCATCCTTGTTATATATTATAAATATAAAAGGTTCAATATAGATAACGATTTTAGTTTTTAGTAGATTATAAAAACCTTACATATGTTTGATAATATTTAAGGAGGTAATATTAATGTTCACACCTTTAAAAATGGGTACAAATCATATGCTAGGTATTGATAATTTTGTACCGTTAACTACAAATAATTTTGAGGTAAGAATTTACAATATGGACGGAAGTTCACCTACAGAGTTTTCAGATTTATTAACATTATCTACAGATGAGATAGGTGAAGTAGCAGAGGAACAAGATAGCATTGTTGTCCATTATGGTAACGGTCTTATCAAGTTTCCGAGTAAAGTTACATTCTCTGATATTACATGGACATTGAATTGTTTCTGTGAGCCGAATGTCTTAGAGTCTTTAAGAGAGTGGCGTAGGCAGATATTTGACCCAGATACAGAGAGGATGGGACTGCCATCAGAATATATGCGTCAAGTGTTCTTTATTAAATATGACGGACAAGGAAATGTAAGAGACGCTATAAGATGTCCAGGTACTTGGATTGGTGCACTCAATAATGGTGCAATGAACCAAACAGGCGGAGATGTTGTTAAAGTATCTGTACCATTCGTTATATCTAAAGCCATATATCTTAGACGTTCAGATTTGAGGTAATTATGAAATTATACATCAAAACATCTGGTGATATTGAAGTTAAGAATGAAGGATTGCTTGATGTGCCTGAAGGTAAAAGTGTTGATGAATTACCATTTTCACATTTTGTTAGATTAGTAGATTCAAAAGGATATGAAGAAATCATGCGTGGGTTAAATAATCTGAATGTATGGAATAAAAATAAAAATTCATCATTATCAACTTGGGCTGAAAACATGATGTCAAAGTTAAAAAAGAAATTTAGACCTGATGAAGCATGAACCTTAATTAAATATATAAGTAATTTAAGCACAGTACGGCTTGTAAAAGCCTCTGAGGAGAAGCTTCGGCAGAACCCTTGGCACTGTGTTTATTTATTTTTATAGAGTATCTTAAAAACTTTTTAGGAGGAAAGAAAGTAATGGCTATTAGTGAAAAAATTGAGTTGCTAGGAACATATACAGATATACCTAATGAACTCACATTAACAAACATCTCTACACTTAATGAACTTGATTATGTAGGGGCAGAAGATTTTGACCAAACAATGTTAGAGAATATCTTACCAACTGCAATAACAGAGAAAATTAACTTTGAAAGTTTACTTGAAATTGATTATCAGTGGATTTGTAGATGTTTAAGAATTCTAAATTTTGGACCATATCACACAACAAATGCAATATTCTGCGGTAAGTGTAGTAAAACATCATATGGTGAATATAGAGTTAATCTTAACACCATTGATTGTAAACCGCTACCAGATAAATTTGTAAATCAAATTACATTAAAGAAAGACATGTTCTTAGATTTCAACGGTGATGTAGTATTTAAACTTCCAACTATCAGACAGATGATTAATGCTTATAAAGATAAAGCATTTCAAACTAAAGATGGCCGAGTAAATAGAAAACTCGCAAGAATGTGCTATATGATATCATCAATTAAAACTAATAAGAATTTAACACCAATTGAAATTAAAATTATAATCGAAAATGAATTCAGTAGAGCTGATTATCTTCTATTAGGCGGTGAGATAGCTGATAAATCAGATTATGGTTTAAGAGCAGGCGGTTCTGCACAATGTCCGAACTGCGGTAATTTAGATGGTACTTATCTGGCATTAACAGATGACCGATTTTTTCGACCGACCCTGGGAGATATCCGGGAATGGAAGCACGATAGAAGTCAGGGGCAAGGTGAAAACATATCAAGAGATAAGGCAGCAAATGTATGAAA